ATTGACTCAAACAATGCTTCCGGGAATTCGCCCGGAGCAGCTTCACGATCCAACACCTTGGCAATGTCCGGCCAGTCAAGGCTATAGGTCTGAGTACGCAACCAGCGACGGTTTGAGAAGTGAAAGGCAACGCTATTGGATGTCACCTGCATTGACTCGGGTTCCTCGTTGATCCGCAACAATTCAGCAACTGCTGATTTCGGCACATTGATCTCCACCGGGAACGTATGGCCTAGCCAATGTTCTATGATGACCACATTGTTAGTGGCAAAGGCTGATTGTCCGCGAAACAGAATACCACGCGCCCACGGACGAGACGCATCCTCGGCAATGAATGGCGCTAGTTTCTTCAACACCTTGAGCAGCCCGCCGTCCAGCTTGATTGTGTCGCCCTCGGGCTGTATGTCAGGGAAATCCTCCTGTATGCAATCCACGAATGCTTTGAAGCGTCCGGACTTAATTGACAAGCGCCCGGTGTCGGTCACATGCAAGGCGATAGTGCCTTGGCAGGCTTGGATTGCTTTAATGAACGGCAACGCCTTTGGCGTAACTGCCAAGTCAAGATCAATAGGCCCGCACAGCGCAAGCGAGCCGTTAAACCCTTTGACCAGCCCGTCTTGAATGCGGAAATGTGACAGCGCAGGAACGAAATCTTTGCGAGCTACAGCGCCTTGCACAAAACGAAGTGACGATAGCATTAAACAAATAACTCCGGTTGAGGTCTGAAGAATTTGGTCATAGTCGAGAGTTTACCTTCTTCCTGAAATGACCAAGCGTTAAATGCCCAGCGACTACAATACTCGTCCGCCAAGCGGTCGGGATCAAAGCCAAGGGCTTTGATTTGGTCAATTATAGCTTGACGCTGTGGCGCGGTGTAGGTGTTTAGATGTTGCCCTTCAATCTTCCGGGATGATGACTTTGACGAGACATTGACCTGCCCGACACCCGGAACGAGAAGCATGCCATTGGCAGACCACATAACCCAAGTTGAAGAGTCGACCGAGTACCACGGATAACGCTTCATAAGCGGCAGCGATGTTAAGCCGAAGCCATGCACCTTCACACGAGGGTTGCCGCTGGCATCGCAGAGATGCCGTTCCCATAGACGGTCGAGCCAATGGATCAACTGAGGCGTTGAGATGGGCACCATGCCTCCGAGCGTTATGTACTCATAGTTGGCAATGTAATGCTCCAGATATCGCTCATCCTCGCCATAGTGAAAGCAGGGCAACGGGCGCACGCCATAACCCTCCATGATCGTTTGATTCTGGTATGTCTTGAGCGGGTCACCGATGCCGTCAAGTACCGAGGCACACAGCGAGCCTTCCACGTTCTCGATAATGTCAATGTTGCGGTGGATGTACTCACAGTAAGCCTTGACATCCACTTGAGCGCCTTTGGTGAAAGCCGAGAACGCGCCCGAGTCAAGGAACACCTGCTTGTTGTCCTGCCTCAATTTATCAACCGCGGATTGGCGATAGATGTAGTGGTAGGATTCCAAGTTGTGCTCAATGCTCAGGCGCGCCTCTCTTTCGCGCTCGTCAAGCTTCTTAAAGACGTTGCCTTCCAAATTGAAATTGGAAGCATAGAAGCCAGCCAAGTACAGTTTCATGCTTAACGCGCCAGATCTAGAAACTCAGCACGCGCTTCGGCACTTTCACGCATGACGCCGCGAAGCGCGCTGGTGATCGTGTGGTGCCCTTGTTGCTGGATACCTCGGGATTCCATGCACAAATGACGCGCTCGAATGACAACGCCAACGCCTTTCGGATGCAGGTTGGTTTGGATGGCATCGGCAATTTGATTGGTCAAACGTTCCTGCACCTGCAAACGTCTGGCAAAGGCATTGACCACACGAGGCAGCTTGCTCAGCCCGACAATGCGCCCGTCCGGGATATAGGCAATGGTTGCTGTGCCGAAGAACGGGGCCATGTGGTGCTCGCAATGGGTATAGAACGGGATGTCCTTGACCACCACCATCTCGTCGCAGCCATCGGCGCCATCTTCAAACGTCTTGAGCAGCGCCGGAATATCGACGCCGTAACCTGCTGACCAATCGCTCCATGCCTTCGCTACGCGCTTCGGCGTATCAAGAAGCCCGCCACGCTTCGGGTCTTCGCCAATGTATTGCAGCAGCCGGATTATGTTGTCTTCTATACCTTCAGTTTCCTTCTCGTCGCCGCGTTCCCACGGAAACACAATCCAGCCTTTAGCAAACTCGCTGCCGGTGTTGCCGGATTTGTCAATCAGGGCGATAAAAGGCTTCTCCGGGTATTTGTCGCACCAGCGTTGCATGGTCGTTCCTGAGTCAATCAGATCATCTATAAAGAAGTCAGCTTCAGCAGGATCATTGACAATCTCGAAGCGATAGTCCGCGGCTTTCAAAGCGTATGCCGCTGGCACGCCGCCGCGTGGAATCGGGAACATTTTTGGGCCGAGGCCTAGCACATTGGCACGAGTCGCCAAATCCTTTGCCAGCTCCAAAACTTGGGCGTTTGTCAAAACGATTTTCATCTTCTTATTCCTTGTTGTATGAGCAAGAACACTTGCGGGTTTCTTCAATGACCACACGGCGCAGGGTGCAACCGGTACCGGCGAGTTGCTTAGGCCCGACAACCTCAACCAAATACTTAGCCATGTTCTCAGCTGTAGGATTGAACGGCACCCACACAAGAGAACCAATGAGCATGTTATAGGCTTCGCCGTCGCCGAAGTCGGCACCTTGGGCAATGTGCAGCATGAAGCCGTCATCTTCCCACGCCAGAAACTTATGGTCCCAGTTGTCTTCCAGCCACATGCACAGATGAGACTTGATTACCGAGAAATCGAGCACGCGGCCAACAGCGTCAAGCTTCGGCGCTTCAACCTCAAAATGTACCCGGTAATTGTGGCCATGCAGGTGAGCGCATTTTGACTCATGCCCATGCACCCGGTGGCCGACTGAAATATCATGGTAGCGATTTGCGGTAATCATGCTGTTATCCTTTTTCCTCTGACGATAAACACCGAAGGGGTAAGAGAGAGAGCCTTTGAGAATTTCTCAATGTACTCGGTCACTTCTTTGACATAGTTGCCGCCTTTTAACTTTGGCGGAAAGACGCCTGCGGGGTGACTTGTGCGGCGCGGAATACGTTTTTTCATGCGATTCCCCTAGCGGCGCGGATGGCGTCATAGTTCGCGGTTTTGGGGAAGGACATCAAACCTTCTTCAACAGCTCGCACAACCAACGGATCAGGCAGCATCGCCTCAAAGAAGCCCTTGGCACGGAGTAGCGTTGCATGATCGTTCCAGACAGGCGGGTAGGCACCATCATATGCGGTATGACTGTGCGCCAACGCCTGCCAACATTTCGGCATGCTGTGTGCCAGCTCAACGCTTTGCGCTTTGGTCAAGTTCATGAGCGGAGTATGGATTGTCAGTGCCGAGAAAGGATCGTTGTCATCATAACCGAAGCCGAGACGGATTGCTTGCTGCGCCGCGTCAATAAACGTCTGCCGGCAATCAGGATAGCCGCCGAAGTCTTCTTGGCATACCCCGGTCACCAGATTGAAAACGCCGCGAGCATAAGCATGGTTGGCCGCGAGCGTCAGGAACAGTAAATTACGACCCGGGACAAAGGTCTTCTCCAAGCCGCCCGGCAAGCTGTGCATGTCGGCATATTGTTCAAGCTCGTTGCCGCTGACCAGCGGGGAGGAACCTTGCAAGATCGGGCCAACGTCAAGAATGCTGTGCTCATGCACCCAGCCTGCGATCTGGACAACCATTTTGGCCGCTTCGAGCTCACGCGCATGCCGTTGCCCATAGTTGTAGGTCACGGCATAAACTTCATCGAAACGCTCCAGCGCCCAAAATAGGCAAGTGGTGGAATCCTGCCCGCCGGACAGGATGACGAGGGCTTTGGTTTTCATGTTTTACTCCTTGTTGATAAGCTTGTGAATTTGAATGCCGAGGATGAAACCATTGTCCAAGCAGCTTTCGACCGCTTCGATTAGATTTGCTGCGTTCTTCGCCTCGTCCTTCTCGTCGGCGGGCTGCAAGAACAAATGCCCTTTAAACGAGGCAGGAGGGCGCGCAACCATCGGTGCCGCAGGGTGGGCAAGGCAAGTGCTCGGCAACCCGTCAGGGGCGCGGAAACCCGCCTGCAAAACGTATTTCATCGCATAGATAGCCCCTTTGTGCTCGGCAAGCGATTTATTGATAGAACCGGCCTTCGGGCTGATTACTGTGGCCACTCGGTCATACGGAAAGCCGGGAAGGTATAGCGTGCCGTTGCTTTCGACCTGCACTCGGAATCCTGCATTCAGCAACGCCTCAGCGACTGGCGTTATGTTTTGCCGGAACGGTTCGCCGCCAGTGATAACCACAAGGGTTGCCGCTTCGTTGACTTCCTTGACTAACTCGACCATGCCGAGCGGCCCGACAAGGCGACGCTGGCTGGTGTAGTCGGTATCGCAGAGCGGGCATTGCAGATTGCATCCCGACAAGCGAACAAACACAGCCGGCGCACCGGCAAACGGGCCTTCCCCTTGGATCGTGTAAAAAACGGAATGCACTTCAAGCATGCCATTAGCACGCAGATGCTGCTTCTCAATCGGTTGCTGGTTCATAAGTTCTCCTTTGTCAATACGCGCTGCCATTATAAGGCGACCAGTATTGAGAGCTCAACAGGGATTTAGATCACTTTGTAGGCGTAAAAAAGGCGAGGGGTTGAGTCCTCGCCTTTAACTTCAACAGCCAGAAGGAGCTTACTCGACAGCTGCAACAGGTGCGGCTGCTTCTTTCTTTGCCTTCGGCTCTTTGGGCGCCTTTTCAGCCTTGGGCTTGGCTTCCTTCGGCGCTTTCGGTTCGGCTTTCAGGCCGTTGAACTTGCGCCATTTGCCGTACTGGGTTGCCGCGGTCGCCTTGTTGATTCCCTCGGCTTCGGCTTGCTTCATAACGTCGCTACGCGGAGCCGGCGCTTTGAGCTGAGCAGACACGGTATCGGCAATTTCCCAAATGCGACCGGTGGCGGTGCCAACGCCCGGGCGGCTGACGTTGTTCTGTGTGATCTTGGCAGGCTTTTCGGCTACGGGTGCTTCGGCTTCGGTGTTCTTCTTGGACATGGTGATCTCCGGTTAATTTAAGGACTTCGGTTTGCGTGCTGAGCTTGAATAATAAGGCTCGCGGATGTTGGCGTCAAGCAGCCTTTGCCGCCAATTTAGCACCCTTCCATTTAGAATACTGGGTTGCTGCCGTCGCTGAGTTGATGCCTTCGGTTTCACAAGCGTCCATTACCCCGGCGCGAATGATCTTCCAATCAGCGGTCGAAGCGTCGCCGCTCGGGTGCAGGATACCGAATTGTTGATCCGCCAATTCCCACACCAACCCGGTCGTGCTGGTCGCCTTTGGACGCTCGGGCGTTTCACCCGCTGCGCGTGGCTCGCGTGCCTTCTTCTCAGCCTTCGGCTCGCCAGCAGGCTCGTCCGGACAAAGGCGGGCGACCTCGGCTTCCAATGTGGCAATCGGCGTCTGATCGACCGGAAGCTGTTTGGCAATAACCAGCAGCGCGGCACCGAGTTCGGCAAACTCAGTCGGAGGCGTTTGCTGTGTCAGGTTCCAATACAGGTATTGCATTTGCTCGGTGCTGAGCTTGCCGAAGCCGCGACCCTCAAGCGGCGGAGCGATGATCTCGCGGCCCTTCGCTTTGAACAGCTTGGCAATGAGCGGCGCTTCGTGGGTATTGGCGACCATGACGATATTGGTTTCCGCCAAGCTGGTCACGTCAATTAGCATGTAGGGCATGACTTTTCTCCTGCTGGTTTCGTGTGGAAGGGGTAGCGGCCAATGCTGGTCGCCAAAGGTTTCGCCGGTCGGGTCAGCAGGGTGTCTTCCCCTGCCGCCCAGATCGCCCGGCCGAAGCCGGGGCTGCTCGGTTTTACTTGGCCGTGCCATTCTTGATGCTCAGCCAAAGCTGGTACTGAGTGCGCGCCGTGTAGAAGGCGACGCCGCGAGCAACGCAAACAGCCAGAACATCCTTGCGACGCGCACCAACCATTTCGTCGGCGATATGCCAAACCAGTTTGCAGGGGCGCTCAACGGTCGATTCTCGGACGATCTCGCCGCGGTGCTCGGCGTGCTCAGCTTCGGAGACATTGTGGAATTCTTCTTGCTTCTTCGGTGCAGGAGCTTGTTTCTTCTCAACTGCAACAGGCTTGGTTGCCTTCGGCGCGTCATACGTTTCTTGCTTGGCGTTGTCTGCTTTTTCTTGGATCGCTTCGGCCTTTTCAAGGATGAACTCAAAGCGGCCGTCCTCGTTGATCGTTACCAGCTTGTCATACGCTTGCAGGGCGGCAATACCGATTGCCTTGAGTGCGCGCTTGGCGTGGCTCGTTGTTCCGAAGGACTTAACAGTTTTGATGATCTTGGTCATGGTGTTGCTCCTATAAAGTTTGGCTGTTGGTTAGGACGCTGTGTTCTGCATCCATGACTGAATTATAGGGTTCCCCGTTTAAGGATGGCACCACCTTTTTGCAAATAATTCTAGATCCTTTTCAAACCGTTGTTCTAGAAGGGAATTTCTTGCTGCCAAGCATCGCATCCGAGCACCAAAACAAGGGCCGGAGGCCTTTGCCCGGGCGCAAGGCGGCATTCTTCTTTGCGCTTCTCGGCATTAACGACATTGCCTTCCCAGTGTTCGCAGTTGATACAGGTGCGAATTAAGCCGCGGCGAATGGCACGCAATTGCCACAGGGGCATTGCCCGTTCTTCAAGTTTTTGCTGCTTGTTGGCCGAAGCCGCTGCCGGTGAAGTCATATGCTTTTACCTCAGGATGTTGTCGATTGATCCAGACGCGGATATGCGTCGGCTGTTTAAGCTCATTGACTTGAGTCATGGCGTCAGCTGTTGCCTCGGGCACTTCATCCCATGAGCGATCCTTCCACCACTCATGCGCCAGATGCTTAGGAAATCCCGGATGCTCGAAGCATATCCATTCCCGGAACATTCTGAGCCCGCAATAATAAGACACCTGCATACTAGTCGGTCGTCCGGGTTTCGAGTGCTCGGCGTAGGTGACGCGGTCGACTTTGAATACCTCAATAACTGGAAGTTCCTCGCCGCGTGCCGAGTCAGCGATTAGCGCGTCTGTTCCCGCCTTGCCTTTGAACTTGTATTCCAGGGTGAATTCCGCGCCGCAATGCTCGCAGAAGCGCACGCTGGCATGGTTATATGTGCCGCAGGCTTCGCAGACTTTAATTGGTGCTTCACCCTTCGGGCCTTTGCCCTTTGCCCTTGGCAAAACCGGGTCATTGATAGGACCGAGGCGGCGAGCGTTGCCGGCGAAGTCGAGCACAAGACAATTCTGCTTCCAGCTGTTCGCCATGGCGGCAAGCCGCCCGTCCGCGGTCGTCAGATCGTACCCGGGCATATACACCGGGCGAGTGCCGCGACCAAGCATTTGCACCCATAGGCTAGCCGATTGGGTGGCGCGCAGCATGCCGATTAAGTCAATATTCGGGTCATCATATCCTGTGGTCAAGATGCCGTTATTGACCATCGCTTTGAACTCGCCTGCCTTGAAGCGCGAAATGTTGCTATCCCGCTCGCCGTCCGACATCTTGGAATGAACAAAGGTAGTTGAGACGCCCATGCTGTCCAGCATCGCAGCCACATGAGTCGCATGCTCAACGCCGCAGGCGAACACCAGCCAATGATGGCGGGCGCTGCCTTTGGCAACCAACTCTTTGCAAGCAGCATAAGTAATTTGATCCTGATCCACCGCCGCCTGCAACTCGTTCTGCTTGTACTCGCCGCCGGACATATGCACGCCCGACAGATCAAACTCTGAGTAGGTCGGCTGAGGCACAAGGCGCGCCAAATAACCCTCAGTCAAAAACCAATTGAAAGCATCCAAGCGTGTCATGTCAAAGCAGACATCCGTGAATAGCCCGCCTTCGTCGGTGAGCATGCCTTGACCGAGTCGATAGTGTGTAGCAGTGAAGCCGATCACCTTTAGATGCGGATTGATTTCCTTTAGCACACTAATAATGACTTGGTACATGGTGCTGTCTTTCGGCGACAGCAGGTGGCATTCGTCAATTAGCAACAAGTCAATGCGTCCGAAGATTTCCGGCTTCGCCTTGGCGACGGTCGCAACGCCTCCAAACACAATCGGGAAGCCGGCATCCTTGCGACCGAGGCCGGACGAGAACACGCCAGCAGGGGCATGCGGCCATACAGCCAAAAGCTTCTCAAGGTTTTGCTGGATCAATTCCTTGACGTGGGTCAGCTTCATAACCCGTGTTGAAGGATAGACGGACATGGCGCGCTTTATGAATGCACCGATGACCACAGATTTACCGGTGCCTGTTGGCAACGCTACGACCGGATTGCCTGTGCCGCCATTCTCAAAGTAGGCAAAGATGCTTTCAACCGCAGCGTCCTGATAATCTCGAAGAATCATTACTTGGCCTTTATGCCGGGATGTTGAGCGTACTCCTCACAGCCGGCGAATTGTTGTTCCTTGGTCAATTGTGCATCATTCAAGGAACAAATCCAAGTTCCACCGGCAACTGGCACACTGTTGGCGCATGTCCGGCAATTGCGCGCCGGCAGGGCATCGCCGTGGCATACCGGATGATGGTCGCAGAACTTGCACTCGTACCAGCCCGGGCTAGCGTTGATGCGTGCTGGTGGGTCGCGTGCCTCAATTATGGTGACCGAGCGGCTGCGGTAGCGTTCATATTGCGCAGGATCAAACGCTATGACCTCGGCATGGATTTCATCGTTGTTCTTATTTGTCGCCATGTAGAGCGACCAGTTGAGTTTATAGTAGCCCATGTATTGCTGCATCTGGACAAAGTGCTCCCACTTCGCCGACATAACGCCATCCGAAAGCAGCTTGGCAAAGGACTTGTCATTGTGCGTCTTGAACTCACCGAGTACCGGCTCGGCCGGGATGTCAGGGCAATTCTCAACGACCGCATCCAACGAGCCACCATAGTGCCCCATGTGGCCAGCGATTCGGAATTGCTTGCCGTTGGCGTCATATTGATGCACCTTGCAACCGATCATCTGAAGCAGGGCGACAAAGCGCGGCTCTTCCAAATGCCCTCGGTTGAACAGGCGAAGCATGCGACCGTCAAAATTCTTGAGTGTTGTCCAGTGAAAGGAATACCAGAGCTCGCGGTTGCATTTGCGGCCGATCAGCGACGCCCCTAAATGTGCCCGGAAAGGGGCTTCATCCTCGCTATACGCGTCTTCCGCAAGCGGCATGGCATGACGTAGCAACCCGCGGTACTTCGCCCCTTGATCGGCGCGCATTGCAAGATCAATGGCTTCTAATGTTTTTGTTGCTATGCGCATAGCGCCTCCAAAGAGAACAACGGCCGACCCATCAAGGCATCGGCCGTTTGATTGACGCTTAAATTACTTGATCCACGGCGGGGTTGCTGGTGCTGCCGGTGCAGGAGCAGGCGCAACCGGGGCCGCGGCGGGAGCAGCTTGAGCACCCGCCCACGGAGGGGCAGCAGGCGCGGGAGCAGGTGCTGCTGTCGGCGCGGCTGGCGGGGTCCATGTGGGAGCCTCAGGGGCAACCGGTGCAGCAGGAGGCGTCCAAGCTGCGGCAGGTGCAGGAGCAGCAACAGGCGACGCTTTGGCTATCGGCGCAACCGGGGCCGCGGTAGGTGCAGCTTGACCGATGCCCTTATAGCCTTTAACCTCGTTGCTAGCTTCATAATGCTGCCCATCTTTGCCCGGGCCAGCGGCGCGAAGAGAGACTTTGCATTGCAGCGGGCGGTTGTGCAGCTGCGCGCTATCGGCTACCTGAATGACGCCGGTGGCATGACAGATCGCGGAAAGCGTCTTGTAAGCAATCTCAGTGGCAACCGGATTCGGGTTATGCAGATTGAGGCGGTCAAACACCTTGCGACCGGCATAAGCACCATCTAGCACTTCCATTTCGAGCTCAAGGTAAAAGCCGGTGCCTGCGCCGGTCGGCTTGGCTTCGGAGTCGGTAATATGCACGTTGTACCATCCGGCAGGGATGGGATCGAGTGCGGCGGACGGGGCGACGGTTGAGGCGTCAAAGTTCAATTGTGCGGACATTTGCTTCTCCTGTGGTTAAAAAGTGCTGCTGTTAATCGCGGTTGTAAAAGTCAAGACCGCAGGCTTGATAAATCTCATGAGCTAAATAATTCCAGCCCTTCTCACGCGGGATAGCAATGTCACTGGCTACACCGTAGCGATTGCCTGCAACATAACCCGGGGTACGGTTCAAGGCTAGTACCCGTCCCTTGTTGGCGCTAATTGCTTTGTTGAGCGTCTTGCCTTCGGTGACGTAGAGTGGTTCGTGCAGAAACCCGACGAGGTCTGCCCATTGTGTGAGCATCTCGCGCTTGCCGTAGGACTTTTGGTTCTTCGGCGAGTGTAGCAGTAGGTCCCATGTGTCATACTCGCCGGCTGTTGGATCGACAACCTTAGCCGCGAAAACGTGGCAGGTGAGAATGATATTGACGGCATGATTTACCGCCAAATAGTCGCAACGTTGCAGGAACTGGTTAAACAACTCATTGGCATATTGATACGCCTTGCCGTAGCCGCCAAGCGCCGCTTCCATAGTCAATGCCTTTTTGTTGCCCTTGACAAATTGAGGGTCAGAACGGAGCACAGCATCATGGATCAGGCGTTCCAAAGCGGTGGCGCTATCGAATGCCAGCGTCTGGTACGGGAATTGCTTTTGCTGGCATTTGGCAATGATCTCATCCAGCAGCGTCAGAACGTCGCTGAACGCTTCGAGCATGGGCGTTTTGTTAATCGACACCCCGGCAAAACCTTGCTCAAGCGGCACCAACAAGGCACGCGGCGCGCTGCATGCCAAGGTGGTTTTGCCGACCTTCTCGACCCCGGAAACAACAGCACGGATGCCGGTGCGCTGGGACGAGTGATTGACATAGTCTAGGATGCCCATTGGATTCCCTTCGTTGAATTTGTCATTATATCAGTACGCCTTCCCGCCTTCGGCCTTGCGGTTCTCAATTTTATGGTCAGGCCGGTGCTTGTTGTACTCAAGTTTTTCCTTGATCGCTCCGCCAAGGTCAAGGTCAAGCGCGCCGGCTAGATCACAGATGCGGATAACCGCGTCGGCTAGCTCGACCTCAATCATGGAACGGTGTGGCAGCTTGTCATCCTTCAAACCTTTGCGGTGGCCTTCCATGGCTTCGGCAATCTCAGAGACGACCAGCATAAGCTTCTCGCCGACAACATGAGGACGATCCAAAATGCTTTGCCCGGTGTGCAGATCACGCCACCAGCCGGCATTCATGCTCGCGCCATGGCAAGCGATAACCAACATATTGCCAGCTTGAGCGATGGCGGAGTTTAAGGGTTTGGGATTCATTTTATTCCTCCAAGATCATACGGATAATTTCTGCTTGTTTTTGCCGTGCCTTTTCTCGGGCGGCGGCGTCGTAGGCGTCGGCGGCGTAGGCGGCGTAGGCGTAGGCGGCGGCGTCGGCGGCGTAGGCGTAGGCGGCGGCGTAGGCGGCGTAGGCGGCGTAGGCGTAGGCGGCGGCGTCGGCGGCGTAGGCGGCGTCGGCGGCGTAGGCGCGTGCTTTGCGCAACGCTTCAAGATCAATCTTGCCGTCTAAGTAGTCGCGTGCTGCCTGAATTGCTTGCCGTGGGCGCAGGTCATTTGGACACCGTTTTTCAAAGATCGGCAAAGCCTGTTCGGCGAATTCAATGGCGAGCTGTGAAGCTATACGTTTTGAGTCCTGCTCAGTAGCGCGAAGGGTCCAAAGCATGTCTGGCACGCCGTTGGATTCCAGAATGGTAAGCAAGTTTATTTCAGCGTCATCCGCTTCCGTTTTGCCAAGGTGAGCCAACAGCTTGCGCCAGCCTTCGATGCAGGGTGAGCAAGCGCGGATCTTGTTAAGCGTAGTTGTCAGCTTCATGCTTTCACCTTCGGAGCAACGAGTTCAATAGTGGGAAGGCCGGGCTTGATTGTTAGCGCGGCATCAAATACATGGCGGACGTTCTCAGGAAGCGCCTTGTAGTCGCGCAACGCCAATTCCGGTTTGTATTTGACCAGCGGATCCGGGTTGAAGTTCATACCGCGTACCGCCTCCATGACAGCCGGCAGCGCAGCTTCGTCCAGTGTGCGGTTGATCTTGAGCACGCCTTTAAGCTTCCAGCCTTCGGGCAGGTCGATATTGTTGGTGCCCTCGGCAGGTGCAGGGAACGCCACCGAGAAAAGCTCCTCACGCAAGCGGCGCTCCGTTGCGGTGAGTTGTTCGGCTTGCGCCTTTGTTTGTTGCCAGAGCGTCAGCTTGGCGAGGTAGTCGGGATCGTTAATCATGTTGCCTCCTGTGGTTAAAACTTGACGATGACCGAATCATAGCGACGGCAAAGCCAACAGACAACCGATTAGTAGAACCCTTAAAGGTGTTTGCAGGATAGGGTCGTTTATTGTTATGATGCGTCAGTAATTTAACGCCGAATTCAGCGGCGCCGATAGGCGTCCGCTGGAATGACTAGTTGGGCGTTTTGGCGCCCAAGAAGGAGAAAACGATGTTTGACCCTGACGATTACGAACTGCACGAAGCCCAGAAGCACGCATGCCGAATGGCAAAGGAGCGCGACGAGGCCCGTGTGATGGCGGACAAGCTGACTGCCGAACTTGCCGCGTGCGCGGCGGCGCTGTCTGGGGTGTACTACATGGACCCACCGGACGGCGGCGACGTGCCGGTGAGCGAACAACTGCGGCGCATGGCGAAAGACGCGGAGCGCTACCGTCTACTGCGACGGAAGTTTGCCATCATTTCCGACGGTGAGGGCCACGCGGAGTTTTGCGCGATCAACCTGCCACGCCCGACCTACATCGCGCCGAGTTCTGCTATCGAGCTTGACACTGCGCTCGATAGAGAGCGCCTCGGACTCGATGGGGCGAGGCCATCAACGCCTGTCGGATGGAGCGATACCGACTGGATCAAGCACCTGCAAGATCAGGAGCCGCACCCGCTGGCAGGACTGCACATCAACCAGGGCAGCATGAATGCGGCTGCGGACGCCTACGAGGCCGAATACAACGCGGCGCAAGAGGCGCGCCGAGCGGAGCACGACGCGGAAATGCGGGCCGATGCTTTCGGGCCGAAGCACGGATGACGCCCAACGCCGGAGTTAAGGCGGCTGCCGAAGGCAGTCCGGCGACCGAAGACGAAGAGGAAAGACAGCAATGAGCGAGAACGGAATTACCCACTACTGCCTCGGCAACGGCGAGTTGAAGTGTGATGGCTGCAAGCAAGAGAAGAATTGGCAGACGCTGAACCAGATGCCCGACGCGCTGCGGAAGACGCTGCAAGCGCAGGCGCAACGGATCGACGACACCGACTGCATCCTATCCGGGCGACCGTGGTATGTGGGCGCATAACAAGGCTTCTTTTACCTAAAGGAATCGAAATGAAAAAAGATCAGCACGATATGCCCGGGTCGTTGATGACTCGCACCCGCGAGCTTCTAAAGACCAGCGAACAAGGCTTCTTGGAAATTTACAGCGAAACCGGATTGCCGTTCTATTGGCTGCGAAAGTTCAGCAACGGCGAGTTCCGTAATCCCTCAGTCAATCGAGTGCAGTTTCTTTATGAGCATTTGACAGGCAAACCGCTCGCCATCAAATAATAACCACAGGAGAACAGGATGCTAGAGAACATACCGGGAGAAATGCGCTCGCTTGCTCAATGGGTGGCAGCTGGGCCAAGCAAGCTACCAATCAACCCGAGAACAGGGCAAGCCGCAAGCGTTACTGATCCTGCAACATGGGGCACCTTTGAAGAAGCAGTCCGCGCTGGGTTAAAGCATGTTGGCTTCGTGCTCGCGCCGTGGGATCCATATAGCATCATCGACCTTGACGCTCCGCGAGACGAAAACGACTACAAGCGCCACGAGTCAATTCTTCAGGCGTTCAATTCCTACACTGAGCGCAGCCAATCAGGCAACGGCTACCATATCATCGTCCGCGGCGCTGTACCGGCTGGGGCTCGGCGTGATAAGGTCGAAGTGTATTCCAGCCAGCGGTACATGATATGCACCGGCAACGTTGTCAATCCCTTGCCGATCACTGAGCGCCAAGCATTGTTGGATCAGCTGTTCGCCGAGATGCAACCGGTTGCCAGCACGGAATTGGTGGATCGTGCTGCAGTCATGGAGGACATGGAATTGGTCGAAATGGCCATGGCGGCAAGCAACGGCGAGAAGTTCAATTCATTGTGTCGCGGCGAGATGTCAGAATACCCGAGTCAATCAGAAGCTGATTTTGCCCTATTGTCCATCATTGCCTTCTACACTCAGGACAACGAGCAGGTGCGGCGGGTATTCAGAATGACCGCGCTAGGCAAACGCGACAAGGCGAACCGGGACAATAAATACCTGAACCGAGCTTTGGAAAAGATCAGGGCACAGCAGCCCGAGCCGGTGAATTTTGACCAGCTGATCGCCAACGCCGCGGCTTTGACAAAGGTTAGCGAAGTTATCGAGCCTGCAATAGATCACGGTAACCTTAATATACCCGCTGCAAGCCCTCTACAAGCGCCCACAACGGGCGCAAGGCTCAATGCTCATACAACCCCGCCACCCGGGCTCATTGGCGAGCTTGCGGCGTATTTTTATCAAGCTGCAATCCGTCCGGTGCCTGAGATTGCCATGGCCGCGGCGGTCGCTATTGTCGCCGGGGTCGTTGCGCGTTCCTACAACATCAGCGGGTCAGGGCTCAATCAATATTTGATCCTGCTTGCCAAGACCGGTAGCGGCAAAGAAGGCGCATTGTCCGGCATCGAGAATCTAATCTCAGCTATTCGCCCTCAAGTGCCGATGGCGAGTCAATTTCTCGGGCCGGCGACATTCGCCAGCGGTCAAGCGTTGGTCAAGGTGTTGAATGATCGCCCGTGCTTTGTCTCGGTGCTAGGTGAGTTCGGATTGACCCTGCAACAGCTGAGCGACCATCGTGCCAACAGCGCACAGCTCATGCTTCGCAAAGTGTTGCTTGACCTATATGCCAAGTCAGGATGGAACCGCACCCTGCAAAGCAGCGTCTATTCGGACATTGAAAAGAACACCAAAATCATACAAGCACCGAACGTTACTATACTTGGCGAAAGCACACCGGAGACGTTCTTTGACGGATTGGACGCCAGCCACATTGCCGAAGGTTTAATTCCGCGCTTCACGGTGATTGAGTACAACGGCGACCGACCATCACGCAATAGGAATGCCAACGTCCCGCCAACGCCTGAGCTAGCGCAACGCTTTGCCGATCTGATAGCAATAGCGATGACCACAACTAACAACCATACTTGCTGCCCGGTGCAGCTTGACGCCGAAGCCCTCAAGATGTTGGACGACTTCGACACCGAGGCCGACCACATTATGAACAGCAGCAAGCATGATGTAGAGATGCAGCTATGGAACCGGGCGCACCTGAAGGCGTTAAAGCTCGCGGCACTCGTCGCCGTAGGCATTAACCCGCATTCACCGGTCGTTACAGGCGATGCCGCACGCTGGGCAATAGCATTCACGCGGCAGGACGTGGAAGGCGTTGCAAAGCGATTTAAGGACGGTGACGTAGGGCAGGGCGACAGCAAACAGTATCACGACATGAAGCGAGTAGTGGAACATTATTTCCGCACACCCGCCAAAGACGTTGATGCTAAGTTGCACGCCGATAAGTTAGTTCCTTATCGCTATATCGGGCAACGCTGCGGCAATATCGCATCGTTCCGGAATGATCGTCTCGGCTCAACATTTGCGGTTAAACGAACCATTCAGCATTTGGTCGAATCCAATATGCTTGTTCTGATTCCTGCGGCGACATTGCAGAAAAACTACGGATACAACGGCACAGCTTATGGAATCGGTAGTTCATGGGCATGACTGCATTTTACGGTAAATCGCCCTGTAATTGAGGTAACTCGTTGATTATGATAGGTTTACTTGCGTTTTGCGTTTTATGGGGACACATTAACAGGAAAACGGAAAGTCACGCGGACAGGAAATAAATAATATGTATTGTAAAAAATATAAAACGTAAAACATATATATAAATACATAAAGAAATGATGAAGTTACAAGCGATTCTTCGTTTTATCGGATTACCAAACAGTAACAAACACGGAAAGGAAACGGAAATGGCAGCAGGTGGATTTAGCAGGGAGAAGGGGAAGCGCGCCGAGCGTCAGGTGGTGCAGATGTTGCAACCTGTGGTCAATGAGGTCTATGGCGCGCTGGGATGTCCTCAGGATCAGATACCGCTATTGCAGCGGAACACGATCCAAGCGCATAAGGGCGGTTATGACATTGTTGGATTAGATTGGTTGGCGTTGGAGGTGAAGCATCAAGAGACGCTAAAGGTGGATGATTGGTGGGAACAGACAGTGAGACAAGCGCAAGGTGGAAAGGAACCGATCTTGTTCTATAAGCGCAATAGTCAGCGGTGGCGGATACAGATGTATGGACAGATAGAGATCTATGGAACAATCAGCGAAAAGGACGAGGGCAGGCCAAGGCGAGTTAGAACGCCAGTCGATATATCCGCCGACGTGTTTCTAATCTACTTCCGAGAGCGACTCCTTGCCGAGCTCGGCTACAAGAAAGGAATGCCGAATGGAACTTGATGCTGCTTATGCTCGGCTCGGCAAAAACTATGTTCCGGTGAACTATCGCCGCACGATTGAGCTGCTAGACAAAGGCCCGCAAAAGATTGCACCAATTGCAAAGCATCTCGGCATGACGATTGGTTCTACTTACAAGCTGATTGACATTCTAAAAGCCGCCAAGGTTGTCGCTGTAGTGGGTTATGCTTGGGATAATGCAGGGCGACGAGTCAATCTCTATGGGCTAGGCTCACGCGATAAACTAATTCCAAAGAAGACGCCTGCTCAACGATCTAAGGATTGGCGTGAGCGTCAGAAGTTCAAGAACGGTTTGCCAGCGTCACCGTTTGCTATTGCTATAGCTAACATTTCAGGGAGAGTTATATGAAATACATCCGCCACGATAGACTTGGATATGTTAGCAGCAAGAAGCGACGATGCCGAGGCGCTACAGCGACAGCTGGAGGTGACTTGATACTGTGGTCATCGCTACTGTGAAACGCTTAGCTAAATGGATTAGATGCAGGTATTGGTGCAGTCACGTTGGTCGCTAACAATGGAATCACTCGCCGAACAGTTCAGCGGGAACAATCCAAGGAGATCAAAATGGCTTCCATCAATCGAGTCGAAAAGGCTAAGCAAGTGCTGGTCAATGCAATCGAGCACAAGGTTCCGGTATGCGATGCGCTACGCTACGTCACAGCGCATTACCGTTCCCTGACCCGGGCCGATATGCTCGCCATTGCGCAGCATGCCGGTGTGAATGCGCACACCGCGAGCACGCAGTATTACAAGACGCGGCATGGCCTCGTTGTAGCGCCGCGCAGCCTGAAGCACTGAGTGTAGCAACAGCGCCGGAGATCGCCCGGCGCTGGCTTCTATTTGTCGTCTTGACAGTTCGCTTGACGTTCGCCTATCCTCGGGCGAATCAATCAACTTTCAAGCATCTACCATGAGCGAAGAGAAGAAAAAGCGGCGACAACGGCAGCGCAACGAGATACTGCCCGAGACCGCGGACAAGATCGCCGAGGCCATACGCCTCCAGCGTGACTATGGCTACAGCAAGGAGAAGGTCGCCGAAGTCATGGGCATCTCAAACGTCTATGCTGGTAGGCTAATCAAGCGCGGCATTCGTGAGATATTCCGAGACGAGACCGAGGACATGGTTACCATGGCGCTGGCTCGATTGGATGAGCAGTACCGCATTGCCTTAGGCATTCTGCAATCGACCCACATGCTGGTTAATGCCGGTGAAGTGGTGCAGGACTACATCCGCGGCGATGATGGTCAGCCGCTTGAGTTTGACGGTGCAAGGATTCGAGTGCCGCTCAAGGACAACGGCCCGGCGCTTGCCGCATTGGATCGCCTGCTCAAGATTGAAGAGTCGAAGCGCAAGCTGCTCGGCCTTGACAAGCCGACAAAGGTGGCGCCGACTACACCGGACGGCAAGGACTCGATTAGCTTTGTAGTTGTGGCGTCGCCGCTAGATGAGCAGTTGTAATGCTAAAGGTAGTCGAGTTCCCGAATCGACCAGCGTGCCAGAGCATTCCTGAAGCACTGCGCGAGCTAGCGCAGACGATTGAGGACGGCGGTTATGAGGACGCCCACAACCTAGTGTGGGCGATTGACTGCGGCGATGGTAGGGTAGAGGTAGGGTTGCTCGGGAAAGCCCCGGAGCCGGCGATTACGGCCTATTTCCTGCTCGGTTTGGCGAAGCGACGACTGGAGGATGTATGACCAAACTATGGCACGTTTATCCGGTCGGCGATCTGCGCGAGCATGAGCTAAAGCAAGATTGCTGGTGTCATCCTGAGGTAGATTTGGATGACGGCGTGGTGGTGCATAACGCGCTTGACGGCCGCGAAGAAGCGATGCTCCAATGAGCTTCAAGCTGACCGACAAGCAGAACGCCGCGCTAGCTGTGCTTGCTGGCGTTGCGACTCACTGTATGTTGTTCGGCGGCTCGCGCTCAGGCAAGACGTTCCTCCATGTTCGCAATGTGGTCATGCGAGCACTCAAGGCACCGAAGTCGCGGCACTGCATTCTGCGGTTCCGCTTCAACCATATCAAGTCCTCCATCATCTTCGACACCTTTCCGAAGGTCATGGAGATAGCATTCCCGGGCGTGGTATGGAAGCTGAGCAAGTCGGATTGGTTCATTACGTTTGAGAACGGCAGCGAGATATGGTTTGGCGGCTTGGACGACAAAGAGCGCACCGAGAAGATTCTCGGCAACGAGTACGCCACTATCTACTTGAACGAGTGCAGCCAAATTCCGTGGAACGGCCGCAACATGGTGGTTACTCGATTGGCACAGCTGGCGCAGACAATGATCCAAGGGCGCGAGCCAACGCCGTTAAAGCCGCGCATGTACTACGACTGCAACCCGCCGAACAAATCACACTGGACCTACCTGCTATTTGTCAAGAAGATTGATCCTGAGACAAAGCAGCCGCTACCGCGACCGGAAGACTTCGCCAGCTTCCAAATGAATCCGCAGGACAACGCCGAGAACTTGAGCGCGGGTTATCTTGACACGTTGGCATCTCTGAGCCCGCGTCTGCGCAAGCGATTCCTGGCCGGTGAGTTCGCCGACGCCAACCCGAATGCTCTATTCCCGGACGAAGTTATCGACCGCTGGCGGCATGAGGGCTCGGTGCCTGAGATGGTGCGGGTCGTGGTCGCGGTCGATCCCTCCGGTAGTGACGATGCCGACAACGCCGACAATGACGAGATTGGCATCTTTGTCGCCGGTCTCGGAGTCGATGGCAACTGCTATGTGCTAGAGGATTGCACCGTCAAAGCTGGACCGGCCACATGGGGTAGGGTGGCGACCTCAGCATTCGACCGTCATGCTGCGGATATGGTCGTTGGTGAGACTAACTACGGCGGCGCAATGGTCAAGCATGTCATCCAGACGTCTCGCCCTCGGACGCCGTTCCAAGCTGTGACCGCATCTCGCGGCAAAGCTGTGCGAGCCGAACCGATCAGCGCGCTATATGAAGAAGGCAAAGTGCGACACGTTGGCATCTTCAGGGAGCTAGAAGACGAGTTGTCTGCTTTCTCAACCGTGGGATACTTGGGCGACAAGAGCCCGAACCGCGCAGACGCTTTGATATGGGCGCTAACGGCATTATTCCCGGGCACCGTCAGATCGACTAAAGTACCTGTGGTTATGCCGATACCATCACTCAATCATTTTGGAAGGAAATAACATGGCACGCCAAACCAAAGAAGAACGCCTTGCTGGAATTCATGCCGAGGCGTTGCGAGAGTTTGACGATATCCAGTCGGCATTGCGGGATGAACGCCTGCAATGCTTGAAGGATCGCCGCTTCTATTCCATCCCGGGTGCGCAATGGGAAGGCCCGCTCGGCGACCAGTTCGAGAACAAGCCTAAGTTTGAAGTAAATAAGATTCACCTTGCGGTCATTCGGATCATTAACGAATACCGCAACAATCGGATCACTGTTGATTTTATCCCGAAAGAAGGCGCTGAGTATGACAAGCTCGCGGACATCTGCGACGGCCTTTATCGCGCTGACGAGCAGGACAGCGTAGCAGAAGAAGCCTATGACAATGCTTTTGAAGAAGCGGTTGGCGGCGGCTTCGGGGCATGGCGCTTGCGCGCTGATTATGAGGACGACGAAGACCCGGAAGACGAGCGCCAGCGCATTCGCATTGAACCAATCTTTGATGCTGACAGCTCGGTATTCTTCGACCTGAATGCCAAGCGGCAGGACAAGTCGGATGCCAAGCGTTGTTTCGTACTCACCAGCTTGACGCCATCGGCGTATAAGGAAGAGTGGGGCGATGACCCGGCATCGTGGAACAAAACCATCCACCAATGTGAATTCGATTGGATGACTCCGGACGTCATTTTTGTTGCCGAGTATTACCGTCTTGAGGAAAAGACCGAAGCGGTGCAAATCTGGCAAGCATTGGACGGCGAGGAAACCCGCTATCGCCAAGCCGACTTTGATGCCGACGAAGCATTGGAGGAACGCCTTTTCGCCACAGGTAGCAAACTGATCCGCGAGAAGAAGATTAAGATACGCAAGGTGCATAAGTATTTCCTGAGCGGTAGTCGAGTGCTTGAGGACTGCGGTTATATTGCCGGCACCTGCATTCCGATTGTGCCCATGTACGGCAAGCGGTGGTTTGTCGATAACGTGGAACGCTGCATGGGTCACGTCCGCCTGGCCACAGACACCCAGCGTCTTAAGAATATGCAACTGTCAAAGCTCGGTGAGATTAGCGCGCTATCTACCGTTGAGAAGCCTATCGTGACCCCGGAACAGATCGCCGGTCACCAAATTATGTGGGCAGAGGACAACGTCAAGAACTACCCGTACCTGCTAATCAATCCCGTCACTGACGCCAGCGGGCAGCAAGTCGCTAGCGGCCCTGTTGCCTACACCCGGGCACCGCAAATCCCACCAGCTATGGCGGCGCTGTTGCAGATCACCGAGCAGGACATGCGCGACCTTCTCGGCAATCAGGAACAAGGCGAGCAAATCCAATCCAACATTAGTGGCAAGGCGGTTGAGCTGATCCAGAACAAGTTGGATATGCAGACGTTTATCTACATGAGTAACATGGCCAAAGCTGTCAAGCGCAGCGGGGAAATCTGGTTGAGCATGGCCAAGGATATTTTCGTTGAGCAAGGCCGCAAGATGAAGACCATCGGCGCGCAAGGGGAAATCGGTTCAATTGAGTTACTGCGCCCGTCCGTCAATCCCGACACCGGCGAGACGGAAGAAGACAACGACTTGTCCAACGTCAAGATGGACGTAGCGGTTGAAGTCGGGCCATCGAGCAGCAGCAAGCGTGCCGCAACGGTTCGCGCATTGACCGGCATGGCGAGCATCACCGATGACCCTGAGACGAAGCAAGTGCTTGGTGCTATGGCGATGATGAACATGGAAGGCGAGGGCATCAGTGAGGTGCGTGACTTCTTCCGCCTCAAGCTGCTCAAGATGGGAGTAGTCAAGCCGAGCGAGGACGAAGCAAAGGAACTGAGCGAAGCCGCTGCTAATACTCAACCGGATGCCAACACCAAATACTTGGAAGCCGCGGCAACAGCTGAGGAAGCGCGAGCAGTCAAGGCGCGGGCTGACACGGTACTTACTGTGGCCAAAGCAGAAGAGACAAAGGCCAACACCATGAAAATAGCATCCGAGATTGACCAAGCGGAAGCTGCTCAGGCTTTGGAAGTAATCCGAACTTTTGGCAATGCGTCACCGCCTGCGCAGTAAAAGGCGCTAAATACTTCTTGGCGGTTGCATTTTGCAAGCGCCATAATATCTGCATGGTTTCCGCCGAGCCAAGTAATCGGTGAGTTTAGAAGGGGTCAAAATGAAAAAGGCAGAACAAGGTAGCGAACAGCAACCGAACAACGAAGAGCAAACCGAAGAGCAAACCGAAGGCGAGCAGCAGCAGCAACAAACTGCCGACGAAGGCGAGCAGCAAACCGAGGAAAGCGCCGTTGAAGAAGTGGTTGTCACTATCGGGGAGGAATCGCCACCTCCTGAGGAAGACGAGAAACAAGCGCCGGAATGGGTACGCGAACTGCGCAAGAATCACCGCGAGCTGGTCCGCGAGAATCGGGAACTGAAAGAAAAGGTAGCCGCAACAACCACGACTGAGACAAAGCCGGTCACGGTTGGCGCAAAGCCGAAGCTGGACGATTTCGATTATGACACGGAGAAGTTCGAGCACGAGTTGGCGGCATGGTACGACCGGAAACGGGAAGCCGACGCCAAAGCTGCCGAAGTAGAAGCCGCTCAAAAAGAGCAGCAGAAAGCTTGGCAGGCAAAGCTGGATGGCTACGGCAAGGCGAAAGCTGAACTAAAGGTCAAAGATTTTGAGGATGCAGAAGCTACGGTTTTTGAGTCACTCAACGTCACCCAGCAGGGCATCATCGTGCAAGGGGCGGATAACTCCGCTCTGGTGATTTATGCGCTGGGCAAGAACCCAAAGAAGGCAAAGGAACTCGCCTCAATCACCGACCCCGTAAAGTTTGCCTTTGCGGTAGCTAAACTGGAGACTCAATTGAAAGTGACCAATCGCAAGGCAGCACCGCCTCCGGAAAAGACCGTGAGCGGTTCCGCGCCTAAATCAGGCTCGGTAGACTCATCCCTTGATCGGCTACGCGCCGAAGCTGAGAAGACGGGCGACTATACAAAAGTTACCGCGTACAAACGGCAACAGCGCAAAGCCTCCTAAACTCGAATTACAGGAGCAATAAACCATGGCTAATGAATTTAACAAAGAAGAGCGCGTCGCCTTTGAGGATATGCTGGAAGGCTTCCACGATGCGCTTGTCCTGTCCAATAACGTCTCGATCTACAACACCGACCAGACGATGATGGAACGCACCAGCGATGTTATCTGGCGTCCGCAACCCTACATTGCGCAGACGTTTGATGGCACCGACCAGACCGCCAACTTCCAGAACATGACGCAATTGTCCGTTCCGGCAACCATCGGTTATGCCAAGTCGTCCCCTTGGACGATGAATGCCACCGAGCTCCGCGATGCCCTGCAAGAAGGTCGCCTTGGCAACGCTGCCAAGCAGAAGCTGGCGTCAGATATCAACGTTGCGGTTATGAACGTTGCGGCCCAGCAAGGTACACTTGTGGTCAAACGCACCGCAGCTGCCACCGGCTTTGACGATGTTGCCCAGTGTGAGGCGATCTTTAACGAGCAAGGCGTCCAAGCCTTTGAGCGTTATCTGGCCCTGAGCACCCGCGACTACAACGGCATGGCAAGCAACTTGGCCTCGCGTCAGACGATGAACGGCAAGCCGGTCACCGCTTACGAGAAAGCTTATGTTGGCACTGTGGCGTCTTTCGAGACCTACAAGCTCGACTATGCCAATCGTCTGGCGGCTGCTGCTGGCGGCGCTGGCATCACCATGAGCACGCTGGACGGCGGTGGCAACTTCTACACTCCGGTCGCTACCCGTACTGCGACCACCGGCGAGCGTAGCAACGTTGATAACCGCTACCAGACGATTACCGTTCTAACTACTGCAAATGTTGCAGCTGGCGATTGCTTTACAGTAGCTACTCTCAATGCTGTGCACCACATCACCAAAGGCGACACCGGCCAGCTCAAGACGTTCCGCGTGATCTCGGTTGATTCCGGCACGACCATGACCATCAGCCCACCGATGATTACCGGTCAAGGCGGCACCGATGCCGAGCTGCAATACCAAAACTGCGTTATCAACACCAAGGCCGCTAACTCGGCGCTGGTGTTCCTTAACACGGTGGCGGCTGCGGTCAATCCGTTCTGGCAAAAAGATGCCATCGAAATTCTGCCCGGCCGCTACGCCGTGCCGACCGACGGTGGTCCTGCTGTTATGCGTGCCAGCACCGATCAGGGCTTGGAACTCGTGTGGCAGAAGTTCTACGACATTAACACGATGACTACCAAGTACCGGCTTGACACTCGCTTCGGCGTGTGCTGCAAGCAGCCGGAAATGGCTGGCATTATGTTGTTCTCGCAGACCTAAACGTGAGTTGACAGGGACTTCGGTCACTGTCTCTCGCTAACAACATTCTGAAAAAGGAAATCATCATGAGCACGAAAGTTTATCCGAACGGGAATTCCGGCGAAGTCGCCGTACCGGCCAATGACAAGATCGCCGTCTTCAGCAACTCCGAGTATCAGGTATTCCAACTAGTTGGCTACCCGAATCTGCCTTCCACCTGGAACCTCATCAAGTCCGGTGCAGCCGGTGAGACCTACACCTCTGCCGCTTTTGCTGCCGCGGCCACAGTGCGAGTCGACGCCGGTCCGTCCGACGCCTTCTATGAAGTCGGTACCGCGCCGGTCGTTGCCGAACCGATGGCCGATCAGGAGTTCGCCGATGCAACAGGCGTGATTGCTGGTCTGGCTGCGGCGCAAGGTGGTTCCGCCACGATCAAAGGCGGCACGTCCTCGACCGCTGGCAATGCGGGCGGCGTTGCGGCGCTGCTCGGCGGCCAGCCTGGATCAACCGGTGCCGGTGGCGCTGCGACGGTTACTGGGGGCGCCGGCGGCGCTACTTCCGGCAAGGGTGGCGCGGCTACTGTTACTGGCGGCGCAGGCACAGCGGGCAATGCGGACGGCGGTTCTGTTCTGCTTACCCCCGGGGCGAAACACGGAATAGGCCTTGATGGCGGTGTGTTCAACCGTGGGACATACCAATTCCGAAAGCAGGCTGCGCAAATCGACAAGGCGGACGGCGATCAGTCTGTTACTGGCGCGCAGATCATCGGCGGAATTTGTGTGCATACGGTCACGACCGGCCGCACGCTGACCACGCCGACCGGTGCGCTGATTACTGCCGCATGTCCTTCCGATCTGGCTGTCGGAGACTCGTTCGACTTTACGCTGATCACGATTGGCGCCGGGGCCGACGATATTTCCACGCTGACTGCTGGTGATGGTGACGTGACCATTGTCGGAGAGCCAACTGTCGGACCGTCCGGCTCCACGTTCAACAACTACGGCAGATTCCAGTTCCGCTATTCGGGCGCAAATGCTTGGATTGCGTACCGTATTGGCTGATCATTCAATAACCCATCCGGGCCGCAAGTCGGCCCGGAGTAACCAAGGATGCCGATAATGGAATTTCCACGTTTAGTTTATCGTTCTGCGTCGGATCATATTGTGGTCAAAGATGAAGAACAACACGCCGCCGCCTTGAAAGACGGTTGGTTTGCGTCAGTGCCTGACGCCGAAGCGAAAAAGAACGCGATTGCGCCGGCGGAAACCGCCCCTGCGCCCGTTTCCGCGCCGAAGGCGACCGCAGGTAAGGGCAAGCAAGCAATCACCGCCCCTGCGCCCGTTTCCGCGCCTTGGGCACAGGAGTAAATCATGGGCTGGTCTAAGCGTCAGTTCGTTGTCCAAGCCTTTGAGGAAATTGGATTGGCGTCTTATGTCTTTGACCTCAGCCCTGAGCAAATGGAATCAGCGTTGCGTAGGCTCGATTCCATGATGGCCACATGGAACAGCAAAGGCATTCGTCTCGGTTATCCGATTCCGTCAAGCCCTCAAGATAGCGATCTCGATGCTGAAACGGGCGTTCCGGATTCAGCCAACGAAGCAATTTATCTAAACCTCGGCATTCGCCTTGCGCCGAGCTTCGGTAAAACTGTTTCAGGTGACACCAAAGCCACCGCCAAGGTGGCTTATGACAACCTGCTATCTCGCGCAGCAATGCCGATGGAGCAGCAAATGCCCGCCCACATGCCAGCCGGTGCAGGCAACAAGCCTTGGCGCAACACTGACAACCCGTTCTTGACGCCTCCAGTTGATCCGTTGCTGGCAGGTCAAGATGGTCCGATTGAATTTGACTAAGGAACCGTCATGCCGCAAATAAACCAACTCTCCGCAGTCGACCAATTGGCCGCTGGCGACAGCTTCCCGATCTTCGACACCAGCAACGGCGATGCTCGCAAGGTTTCTGCCAGTGCCTTGCTGGCCTACATGCAGGCGAACTTGGTATTTCCGGACGTAACCGGCGTGCCTCAGTTTGAGACGCAATATTCCGCACCGTCAGCAAGCGGCTTCAGCGTCACCATTGCGCCGACGACCGCGGGAGATAACGTTCATCTGATTCTGACGCCGACCGCGGGTTACGCTGCTGGGACGATTGTTTTGCCACCTGTGGCTAACGCAATCGACAAGCAAGAAGTGTTAGTCAATTGCACTCAGCAAGTCACCGCGCTAACTGTCAATGGCAATGGCGCGGTAGCAGTGACCGGCGAGCCTACTTCGCTCGGTGCCGACGACTTTTTCCGTCTCAAATATGACTCAATCATGCAGACGTGGTATCGCGTCGGCTAATTCAAGGAGAACAATCATGCGCCAAAACGTGCAGAACGACAATTGGTCCGAATCGGTTGCCATCGTGCCGCCAATCGCAAATGTATATGATGCCACCGCCAACGACAGTGACAAAACCTTTACTGCGCCGACCAACGAGCTCTGGAAGGTGTGCCATGCTCATGTGACACTGATTTCTTCAGCGGACGCTGGCAATCGTCAAATGTCGCTGGAAGTGAGTGACGCAGACGGTAATACCATCACCCATTTGCTAGCCGGCGCTGTTCAAGCCGCCTCATTGACTCGGCACTATGGATTCTTGCAAGGCATCTTTCGTGAGACGGCTTTCGTCGCTAACGAACTGCAAGTGCCGCTACCGATTGACCTTTATATTCCGCCCGGTGGCACCATTCGCATTTATGACTCAGCCGCAATTGCAGCAGGGGCGGATGATATGACGGTCGCTTTCCAGTACATGAAGTTCACCGTCTAACGCCATGCAAGTTCCAGTTCTCAATGGCGTCTATACCGATGGCATGGCGGACTTTCGCACGTCATACCCGGTCAATATGGTGCCGGTGCCAAAGGAACAAGGTATCAGCAAGGGTTACTTGCGCCCTGCTGACGGCTTGATTGCCAATGGCACAGGCCCGGGTGCTACGAGAGGCGGGATAAATTGGAATGGCATCTGTTATCGTGTAATGGGCACGAAGCTGGTCAGTGTCTCGGCCAGTGGGGCAATCTCTATTCTTGGCGACGTGGGCGGCGGCGGTCAAGTTGTTTTTGACTACTCATTTGACCGTCTAGCCATTGCTTCTGGTGGTCGTCTTTATTACTGGGATGGAATCGCGCTGACTCAGGTCACGGACCCAGACCTAGGCACCGTCGTAGATTTTTGCTGGGTTGATGGCTATTTTTTGACCACAGATGGCGAGTTTTTGATAGTGACTGAGCTCAACGATCCGACACAAATAAATCCGTTGAAGTATGGCAGTTCAGAAGCTGATCCTGATCCGATCAATGCTGTGTTAAAGTTGCGCAACGAAGTCTATGCCATCAATCGCTACACTATTGAGGTATTCGACAACGTCGGTGGTGAGTTCTTCCCATTCCAGCGCATCGACGGTGCCCAGATCCAGAAGGGCGCACTCGGCACCTTCTGCTCCTGTGTGTTTGTTGAAACCATTGCCTTCCTTGGCAGCGGGCGCAACGAATCGCCGAGCATCTACTTGGCGGCCAATGCATCTACTGTCAAGATCAGCACAAGGGAAATAGATGAAATTCTCACCAGCTATTCGGAGAGCGAACTTGCTGGCGTCATCTTCGAGACGCGCAACGATAAAGCGCACCAGCATTTGTGGGTGCGGTTGCCTGACCAGACGCTTGTCTATGACGCCGCCGCGTCTCAAGTATTGGGCGAGCCAGTCTGGTTCCACCTGACCAGCACGATCCAAGGCTTCTCGGAATATCGTGCTAAGGATTTGGTGTGGTGCTATGACCAATGGCTGATCGGCGATCCAACAAGTTCGAGCGTTGGTTACCTGACGGACGCCGTGTCGTCTCACTTTGACGAGATTGTGCGCTGGGAGTTTGGCACGTTGATTGTTTACAACGAGGGCCGCGGCGCCATTTTCCATGAGCTCGAATTGGTATGCTTGACCGGCAGAACTGCACTCGGTCTCGACCCACAAATCAGTACGTCCTACTCGGTTGATGGTGAGACATGGAGTCAAGATAAGTACGTCAAGGTCGGCAAGCAGGGCGACCGTGCCAAGCGCATTGTTTGGTTGCAGCAGGGCGCCATGCGCAACTGGCGGATGCAGCGATTCCGCGGCGACAGTCAGGCATTTATCTCGGCGGCACGTCTTGAAGCGCGACTAGAAGCGTTGGCGGTGTAATTGTGGCCAACGGACGCCTTAATCTAACGCGCGACCAGCTGGCGGCCTTTCTAAAGGACCACCAGTCAATCAAGCAATTCGAACTGCTGTTCTCGACGGTCGATGCCATTGCGCCTGACTTTGTCAATGAGATAAACATAGCAGCAGAGAATGCTGGAAGTAAAGCACAGCAGGCATTGGACACGTTGCAGCGCATTGCCGACGCCTTGGAACTGCTTGCCTTGTCGCCGACTACTTTAGCGTCTTTGGAAGAAGCAATTGGCATGCCAACGGTCGAGTTGCTGCAACCTGATAATTTAGCTCCGCCTATTCAAGTCGGCACGCTAGGGCAACAGCAAGCCGACCGCGTTTCAATATCAGGAGGCACGGTTGCCGCTCAACTCAAGAACAACCAAACGATTTTGCTTGAGACGACCGCCGCGCTTGCAGATGGTGCTGCTGTTGCTGCTGGCACACTGCTAAACGCCCCTGCTGCTGGCAATCCAACAAAATGGGTTGCTATAAATGACAACGGCACCACCCGCTACATCCCCACCTGGTAAGGAGAACACCATGACCGTCACCGTCAAGAACATCATTCCGCGCAAGCAAGCCGAGAACGCACAGACGACACAATACACCGCAACCAACTGCAAAACCATCATTGACAAGTTCACGGTTACCAACACCACAGCGGGCGCGGTGACGTTCGCCGTTAATCTTGTGGCCAGCGCAGGTGCAGCAGGCGCAGGCAACCTAATCATAGATGACAAGTCAATTGCTGCCGGCGAGTGCTATACCTGCCCGGAACTGGTGGGGCAAACCCTTGAGTCCGGTGGCTTCATTTCCACGCTAGCTGGCGCTGCGGCGTCGCTGACAATTAGCGCCTCTGGTCGTGAAATAACCTAAGGCGCTATATTTAAGGTGCTCGGCATGATTGTCGGCGCTTATGATGCAACTTGACGCTGAGAACAAAGAGCCGCCAGCAGCTCACAAGTCCCTGCCAAGGAGCGAAGTGATGTCTGTTGAAGCGGTGGTTTATGAAGTCATAAAGAACAGGCTCCCGCCTGGTATCGGATTCTTAGACTTCCTACGTTCAGCAGAAAAGTTCACCTTCTTCCCTGTCATCTCAAACGGCGCCATTGTGGGTGCTTACTTTAATCGCGGCAACGAAGTACATGCTGCGGTCATTCCTGAAGCTCGCGGCAAGTGGTTTTCCAAGCGAGTTGTGAGATGGATAAATTCCTTGCTGATTGAGTACGGGGCTTTGACCACAAAAGTCATGGCTGACCACATTCCCGGTCATGAGTTTGCCAAGCGCCTTGGATTTGTCAAAACCGGCCAGACCGGTCAAATTGTTTATTACAAGAAGGAGTCGTCATGCGCTTAACACGAAGCCAATGCCGCGCCTTGCAAAACGAGTACCCGATTGGTAATCCATTCGGCGGTCCTGCATACGGCGAAAAGCGCGACTTTGTTGGAGATATTGTCGGCGACGTTTTTGGCGGCATAACTGGAGCCAGTCAGCAGGCAAAAGCCGCTGGCGAAGCGTCACAAATTCAAGCCGGATTGTCTCGGGAAGGCATCGCAGAACAGCGGAGACAATTTGATAAGCTGGTCGAACTGATGGCACCTTATGTCACAGCAGGAACAGGTGCCATCGGACAGCAACAGGCAATAACCGGCTTGAGCGGCGCAACAGCGCAGCAACAGGCAACCGCAGGCTTTGAGCAATCTCCATTGTTCCAATCACTCACGCAACAAGGCGAGAACGCGATACTCCAAAATGCCTCAGCTACTGGAGGTCTGCGCGGCGGCAACATCCAAGCAGCATTGTCCCAGTTTCGCCCACAATTGTTAAACCAATTTATTGAGCAGCAATATGGACGCCTCGGCGGGTTGTCGCAGCTCGGACAAGCAGCTGCTGCCGGCCAAGCGTCGCAGGGTATGCAATCTGCCAACAGCATTGCTAATTTGCTCGGGCAACAAGGCGCAGCATTAGCAGGCGGGCAACTGGCGCAGGGCAGCGTAGTCGGTAACACCTTCGGCACGCTGGCAAACCTTGGCGGCGCGTTTATCGGGGCTGGCGGGTTCCCGGGCATCTCCAAAGTATTTTCCTTCTAAGAGACTGAACATGCCAGATCCAATCAACTATTTAGCAATGCTGCCGAAGCCTGACATTGCCGGGCAATTCACCAGCGGGTTGAAGCTCGGTTCCGGCATTCGTGAAATGGCCGACAAGCGCGAAGCAGCAACCCGCGCCGAGCAGCTGCGCCTACAGTACGCCGCTGATCTTCAGTCCTCATTGACTAAGCCGACCGCGGAAGCTTTTGCCGCATTGAGCGCCAAATACCCGCAACAGCGCGAAGCCTTCAAACAGTCATGGGACATGATGAAAGAAGGGCAGCGCGACCAAGAATTCTTGGCAGGCGTGCAAGCGTTCGGCGCTATCAATGCAGGCTCGCCGCAAGTGGCTGCGACCATGTTGGATGAGCGCATTGCCGCCAAAGAGAACAGCGGGCAGGATGCGTCCAAACTCAAGCTAATGCGTTCCGCATTGGATCAAAACCCGCAAGCAGTTGCCGGTCAGCTCGGGCTGGTGTTGTCGTCCATTGATCCAGACAAATGGTCAAAGATGACGACCGAATTACGCGCAGCCCAAAAGGCACCGGCTGAACTCACTGAGGCACAAGCCAAAGCCCAAAAGGCCGCGGTGGATGCCAAGTTCGCCGAATCCAATGCCGTTACCGACTTGCAGAAAAAAGGCTGGGACATCACCAAGATTCAAGAGGACATCAAGATTGCCAAAGAGAACAGTCGCATTGCAGCCATGAATGCCGCCATAGCACGCGAAGGCAATAAGCTCAAGAAAGTTGAATTGGCAACCAAGCTGCAAGAAGCCAAAGACAAGCGGGACGAAGCTGTACGTACTAAGGCAGCGGACGTTGAGTCGGCACGCGGCAACATGGACAACATGCTAAACACGGCCGACCGCATTTTAAAGACGCCAATGGGCGTGGTCGGCGCTGCTGCTGGCCCGGTGTCGTCTCGCATACTAACGACAAGTCAAGACACCGCGGACTTTGAGGCGCTGGTGGAGACGCTCAGCAGCCAATCGTTCCTTGCTCAGATTCCAAACATCAAAGGCATGGGCGCCTTGTCGAATGCAGAAGGCGAAAAGCTTCAAGCTGCTTTACAGAACTTCAGCTTGAAGCAATCACCGCAGCGCCTGCTTGAAAACGTCCGCGAAGCTCAACGGTTGATCCTCAAGGGTCGCGCCAACTTGTCCAAGAAATATGGTATTCCAGACGTGATCCCGGACACGCCTGCCGCTGCGCCCTCGGCCAATGAAGTAGATGCCCTGTTGAAGAAATACGGAGCGCAATAATGGCGACGCTTCAACAACTAGAAGCCGCATTAAAAAACGCCGATGCTGCCGGCGATATGGACGCCGCTCGGAAGTTGTCCGTTGCTGTGGTCAATGCTCGCAAAGACATGGCAAACCAAATTCCCGACACTCAAGTGCCCGGAACGATTGTGCAACCGCCTGAGCCTACACTTGCCGAACAAGCGGTCGGCGTTGGCGAGACTGGGTTGGCATTGGCCACAGGCGCAACCAGTGGAATGGTCGGCATGATTGGCGGCACGTTGAAAGGCTTGGCCGAGCAAATTCTCGCCGGGCAATTCGGCACGCAACAGGCGGCAAACCTCGTTGAGCAATCCGCCATGGAAGGTGCGCAGGCATTGACGTATGCGCCGCGCACACCGGCTGGACAGGAGATGACTGAGGCGACAGGCAAGGCATTGGCTCAGGTTTTGCCGGTAACGCCCCTGACCGCGGAATTAGGGGCAATTACAGCGGGTGCGCGTGCTGCTCGACCTGCGATGCAGGCAACAGCGCAACGAGTCGCCGCACCGGTTCAAGCTGCTGCAACAAAGGTGGTTGATACCGTCAAGCAAGCTATGCCCGGTGCTACACAACCGCGTCCGACACCCGGCACAATGGGAAGCGGTGGAGCTGCTGCTGTGGATATCGCAACCCTGCGCCAAGCCAAGGCCGACGAGTTGCCCGTACCAATCCGGCTCACTGAAGGCCAAAAGACCCGTGCCTTTGAGCAGCAACGCTTTGAGCGCGAGACGGCAAAACTGCCTGAAGTTGGCGAGCCCTTGCGGGAACGCTTTGCACAGCAAAACCGCCAGTTACAACAGAACATGGACGCCTTTATTGATATGACTGGTGCTGAAGCGCCCGACTTGCGTTCCGTGGGTTTGTCGGTAGATAAGGCTTTGCGCGAGCGTGCAGCACGCGACAAGGTTAAGATTCGCACGCTTTACAAAGACGCCGAGAAAGCAGGTGAATTGGAACAGCCGGTGACGCTCGGAAACGTGGTGCAACATCTGGTCGAAAATGCTCCAGAGGCTGAAGTCGCCAACGTGCTCAAGGCAACCCGCGCCAAAGCATTGCAACTCGGAGTCGCTGTTGAAGATGCCTCCGGCAATTTAGTGCCGCAGCCGGTGACATTGAAAACCGCTGAGCTGTTCCGTCGCTCAATCAACGGCGCTACCAATGCCGAGCCCACCAACATTCGCCAAGCAGCTATCATGAAGCAACTGGTGGATGGCGACACCGAAAGCGCAGGCGGTACCCTTTACAAGCAAGCTCGCCGTGCTCGCAGTGAGTACGCCAACAACTACGAGAACATCGGTTTGGTTAAGCAGTTGCTTGGTTTGAAGCGTGGAAGCAGCGACCGCTCTATTGCTTTGGAAGATGTATTGCGGCGCTCAATCATTGACCCTTCCACATCTTTGGACACAGTTCGGCAAGTTCGCCGCTTGCTTCAAACTGGCGGGGAAAACGGTGCTCAGGCTTGGAAGGAATTGCAGGGCGGCACGCTGCGGCACATCAAAGACGAGGCATTGAAGAATGTTGCTCCGGATCAGATGGGTAACCGTGTCATGTCGCCAGCGCAACTTGACCGCGTCATAATGCAACTAGACAAGAACGGAAAGCTGGATTATGTCTTTGGCAAGAAGGGCGCTGAACAGCTGCGCACCATAAACGACGTTGCCAAGGACGTACTGACCGCGCCAGCCGGGGCTGTGAATACTAGCAACACTGCAACCGTGCTGGCAGGTTTGATGGACGTTGCTATCAGCGGTACCAGCGGCGTGCCTGCACCAATCATGACCAGTTTCCGCGTTATGACCAACAGCATAAAAGATGCCCGCCTTAAAGCCAAAGTTCGCAAAACATTAGGAGAATAGCATGTCTGCACTTTCACTCGCCAGCCCGTTTCCGATCTTCACCGACATCGATGGCGATCCGCTTGAGTCGGGGTACTTATATATCGGGGCCGCAGGGCTCAATGCTGAAACTAACCCAATCTCGGTTTATTGGGATGCGGCATTGACTGTACCGGCTGCGCAGCCAATTAGAACAATAAACGGGTATCCGTCTCGCAACGGGGCACCGGCCGTAATCTACACGAGTGTCGATTGCTCAGTGTTGGTTAAGAACAAAAACGGAAGCTTAATTTTCTCCGCCTTGAACCAAACAAGCCGACTACCCGCGTCGTTAATTTCTTATCCTCCTTCTCGCACGCTTGGGGACAAGATTCTTGAGAACGGTATCTCAGTAAAAGACTACGGGGCGCTTGGTACAGGTACAGATGACCGCGCCGCTATTTTACTTGCTCGTGCTGCTGCTGCCGCTGCCGGTGTTCCGTTAATATTCCCGTCAGGCGTGTATGGTATTTCAGACGGGTTATCGCTAACCGAAAACGGACTAACCGATGTTTGGTTCGAGCCGGGAGCGACGTTAAAACTCTTAGGTAATACTGCAAGCGGTGGAATGGCCTCCGTGTGGGATGGCGTAGCTACTACAGTTCCTGTGCGTATTTATAACGCGAGCTTTGATGCTGACGAGTGGCCCGGCGAGAACGCAATAAGCGGTGTTCATCCTGTGGGAGTTACATTCTACAATCTTACAGTACGTAATTGTAAGCATGATGCTATTCAGCCTTGGTTTGGCGGTAAAGCTATTCAGTGGGAAGGTGCAGGAGAAACCCGGAATGCCCAAGTATTTGGATTCATTGCTGAGAATTGCACAGTTGGTATTGACGTAGGTGCACCGACCGGTGCCACTTTCGGATTTACTCACATTGGTTTCTTTGGCGTATCTATGCGCAATGTGGATATTCCAATCCATCTCAACGATACCACCGGCAATTCAGTACCGGACAGTTCAGATCAGGTTGAACTATTTGTAGATGGAATTCAGTGCCGGAACTGCGGCAAGCTGACCTACCCGACATCTACATCTACTGGCGGTGGCATCATCGTCATGGAACGTGGAGTCAAAGCCACTGTCCGTAATATGCAAGTAGTTAATGACCAAGGCACTTATGGTACTACAGATTATGGTGGCATTGGTGCTCTTGTTCGCGGTCAGGGTAAGGGACTGGTGCTGGAAAACGTGCTCGTAAGTGCATCTTCAATAGCAGCGGTTTTCGACTTTAATCCAGCGTCCTTCCAATCCCCGTACACCGGGGACGTTGCCTCGTATGTCTTGGCTGACAATATCCGTGTGTACGCAAATGTGGATTACATTGTTAAGTGCCTCCCCGGTGGCGGGAAGCTCGGCGCTGGGTTAATGCGGGGAATTGAGATTGGCGGAACCGAGGCGGCACTGGCTGGAATTGTGGACGCAAACGCTGCTGCATATACCAATACTTATTTAGAAGTAATTGATAGAGAGAATAATTTTGTCAGTACAGGGTTGCTGTACTTACAGCAAATTGACGCATTTGGAAACCAACTCCAAGGCGGAAGCGCAATAGTTGGAATCTCTGACTTAGTTCTCCGAGAAGGAAATTGGGTTCCAATTGATGCAAGCGGGGCAGGTCTTATATTTACTGGCGTCACTGGCTACTGGCAGCGCATCGGTAAGATGGTCACATGCTGGTGCACACTCACATTCCCCGCAACAGCCGATGCGTCGTTTGCTTTGATAGGGGGACTCCCTTTCACCATAGCAAACGTCGCAGTTATGCGAGCATCTGGAATAGTGACATTTAGCAACAATTCCGGGGTCGCGTACGTGTACCCGGTGAATAACAGCACAACATTTCCTTTGAACGCTCCCGACGGTTCCGGGGTAACTAATGCGACTGCCTCAGGTAGTCAGTTTGGCTTCGTGATTACATACCTGCCATCTGTTTGAAAGTAGCCCTGCATGATTACTCAACTCATCAAATCGCGCACCATCCTGTTCGGCCTGTTGCTTGCTGTGGCTAGCGCGCTTCAGATATTCGTCCCGTTCCTGCCGCCTGAGTATGTCGGGCCGGTCGGTGCAGGTATCGGCGCTGCCGTTATCCTGTTGCGCTTTTTGACCACTGTGCCACTTTCGGAGAAGTAGCTCATGTTCGATGGCATCCCACCGGAGCAGAAGGGCAGCGCCATCGCTGGACTCGGCCTGCTTGGCATCATGTTCCTGCGCTGGATCGGCCTTCGTGTCTCCAAGGATGCTATTACGCTAAAGGCAGATGCCGCCGACCGTGACTCCTTCAACCGCCTGCAAAAGCGGGTGGAGGATCTTGACGGCCGGTTGAGTGAGGTCGAGACGGCGCGCAATCATCTTTTTGGCTTTATCACCAAGTGCATGGCTTACATTTCACAATGTCAATGTGAGGACATCATGCCGCCGACCAAGGAGGAGCTCCAGCACGACTACTACAAGTTGCTCCATGATCTAGCAGCGCACTTCAACACCGAGCAAAAAAATGACTGAGGCTTTGCCGCTTGCCCTCCTGCAAAGATTCGAGTACGGCGACCAAGGTACATTCGGTCGAATTATTTGCCCGGGAGGACTTGTGCTTTTCACCGGCGAGCTGCCTTGGCGCAACAATGCTGCGTCCATCTCGTGTCTGCCGCCCGGAAAGTATCTTACTGGCATGACTTGGTCGCCGCGGTTTAAGCGCCAAATGTACCTGCTAGATGGCACCACGCCTCGCGCTGGCATTCGTGTTCATTCGGCCAACTTCATGGGCGACAAGTCGCTTGGCTTCAAGATGCAACTAAACGGCTGCATTGCCTTGGGCGAGCGCCTCGGCGTCATGGATGGGCAGAAAGCGTTACTGCTTTCAGCACCGGCAGTTCGCCGCTTTGAAGCGTACATGAACCGAGCACCTTTTATTCTGGAGATAAGACAAAATGCTTGAACTATTCGGAACCCTTTTCTCGTCCATCTTTGCAGGCGGCGCAACCGGTTTGCTCGGCGTGCTAGTTCAGCGATATTTTGACCACAAGAACCGCGAGCTTGACAAACAGCTAGAGGCCCAGCGCCAAACTCATGAGTTGAGCATGCGCGACAAGGACGCGGCTATCATGGCGCAGGAATGGGCCGGGCGTACTCAGGTCGCCGACATTGAAGCAGCGGCAACCGTCAATGCCGCGGACGCCGTAGCCTTCGGCGAATCGTTCAAGCTGGAACCGAAGCAATACTCAAGCAATGTGGTCAAACCCACAAAGGGGCAGTCATGGGTGCTGGTGTTAGTTGATGCGCTCCGCGGCATCGTTCGCCCGGGCCTGACTGTGTATCTGTGCGCCATCACCACATTGATTTATTCTGACGCTCAATTGCTGCTCAACAAGGCGCAAGGCATGACGGCAACCGAGGCGCTCGACTTGACCAAGATGGTTGTCAGCACCGTTTTGTATTTGACTACCACTTGCGTCCTCTGGTGGTTCGGCACGCGCAATAAGCAATCCGCGCCGCAGATCGCAAAGTAAAGAACAGCGCAAGCTGTCCGGAGGCCGACCTCCCCTCCGGCTTTGAGCAAGGGCGATTTCCTGCCCTTGCTATTTTTACGCCCTGCCTGCCCCTTGCCCGACATTGCGGAAACGCCGTCACCGCGAAGTGTAAAGGGCGCACAAAGGCGGTTTAACGGCGATTTGCGGGGTTTTCGCGGGCTTGCCCTTGCGACCCTATTGGCAGGCGGTCCTCTGCGTCGCGTGCCTGCATCCAAGCGATTAGGAACAGGAACGCCAGCAGGTAGAGCGCGTCTTTAAGATATGGCATAGTTGAGCTTATTCTGATAGGCGACCCATTGCGGGACAAGGTAGTCGAAGCTGTACGCGCTCGGCGTGTTTCGTTCTTCGAGAATATGCACCTTGGCGATAATGACATCCCGACTCCTAAGCATTCGATCTACCGCCTTGATCGTTACCGAGCGGCTGGTTTTCTTAGTGCAGGCGCCGGTTATCCAAACAGGGCGATCTTTGTCCAAGCTCATTTGCAGGCCTCGTCTTCCAGCATGGCAACCAAGCCGTCAAAATCTTCACTTGGGCCAAGCAAGTCAGCAATCGGGCGGACAACCTGCTCAAGGTCGAGCCCGTAATCCTCAGCCAGGCAGGACAAATAATCCTCCCGATCACTGTAACCGTTTTCCTTATACACACTCATAGTTTGCCTCCTGTTGTTGAACTATGACTCCATTATCTCTGGTTCAACTTCAGGCGCACTAACTTTTTGGAAGCCCGGGCAAGCAAGATCGTCCAGCATTGAGTACGCCTCTTGCTCATACCAAGCATAGTCGATGTCCTCAGGCAGCAGCGGCGGCAAATCCATGAGCGGCTTGGCGTTGTCGGTGCGAGGCACCTTGTTGCCGTTCTTGGCGTAAATGATTTCCCCGCCTTCGCCAATAGCATAGTACCAGCGAATCGACTTGCCAAGGTAGATGCCATCCTTGACCGCGCCACCGGTTACGCTGCGCACAACCACAAAGCGCGACACGTCGCGGCATGCGCGGATTGTTTCAGGCACCGGCCTACCTGTGGTCAAAAAGGTGAGCACCGCGTCTGTGCATATCAATGCCGTTGGATTCTTTGATAGCACGCTATTACCGGCTGAGCCGCGCTCGCAGTATGCGCCCTTCGCTTTAACGCCGAGGCGTTCATCCAAGTATTTCTTTTTCGGATTGCCACCCTCGTTCTTGATGGCAATATAGTTATTGACGTCCCGCGAGAATACCGCCCTGTATTGCGTTTCCTCGGTCTGGAAGGACGTGTCCTTCTCCCATTGACGGACAACCGCGTCCATGTCGGTTTGGCGCGTTTTGGGGCATTTTATAATTAGGCCGTCAGTGTTCGCGCTGACCACAGGAATACCCGCTGCCTCCATGCGCTCAATCAACATGAGCAGGCAAAGCTGCCCGGTAATCGTTACTTGGATAAGCAGGTGCGGGGAATAGAGAATCGAGTACGGCGAACCGAACTTGCCGAAGCCGCCGTTAATCGTAATCTTGATACTGTCAGCCGTGACCTTGTCGCCAGTGTTCTTGGCATGCAACCGGCGGGTCACCAGCTGGCGATAGACATGCAGGAACGCAACACCGAGATGCTGCGGGAATAGCCCTTGGTTGAGAATGATGCTAGGGTAATACGATGCCACGTCCCGATCTGCAAGAATCGTGCCTTCGTCGGCAAAGTGTGCCGCCTTTTGTTCCGAGCTGTGCAGCCCGCCAATGCCCATGCGGTACAAACCCTGACCGATTGGAATAGCAAGATCCTTTAGCTCAGGAGGCATCCCGACTTCGCCAGACTCGGACACAATGAAATCCACATTCCGCACCAGCTCAAGCACCCAGCGCATAGCATCGCTGCTGTATTGCACAAAGCTTGGAATGTTGTACTTGAAGCGCGTACCGGGCGGAATCTCAGGTCGCTTGGATCGTGAGCCGTTGAGCTTGGCGACCTCATGCGAAATGACCGTCTCGGCAATCTGCGCGTCCGAGCGTGACCGAAGATCGACACCGTATTCCTTGCCGAGCGTCTCGCGCAGCTTTATTTGGTCCTCAAGCTCATGGTACAGCAGCGCGGTATTGTTCAAGTCGTTGCAACAATACCAGCGCACAATCGCCGCCTGCTCGAATGACAGAACGGTGCCCGGCAAGAACGGCAAGTCTTGCATTCTCGGGCAATGCAGGCGTCCGGAATAAATCTTCAACGAGGCGCGCAACGGGGCGACCTCAATCAGGTCAATATGGTTCGACTTTAGCGCCTTTGTTTTATACATCTTGAGCACGTCAGCCGGACGCGCATTGCGGAGAATGATTTCTTCGGTGGCATGTTGCAACTGTGAATTGGTTTTGCCAGCTAGGGCAAGCGCAGCAATCGGCATATCGTAGTTGTAGCCGTTGAAACTGACAACGCACAGATGCTCCATGACCCAGCGCAATTTCTCAACATGCAACGCAATGCCGGGCGCAAGCTCAAAATAAATGATCTTGTCGGTTATGACCGACTGGAAGGCGATCAGGAAATAGTTTGGATAGCATTCAATGTCGAAAACAAACCGCTCCCCGGTTTGAGCGGCAACCATCAACTCATGGTCGCTGACCAGTTCGACATTGAATGCCAACGCCTCGGCGAGGTTTGGCAGATAATCAGGCGCCTCCCATGTACGCGGCGGCGGGGTGCGCTTTGGCTTTTCTTTGGGCGGCGGCTTTGGCGGCGGGGTATCGTTCCAGAAAAACCCGTCAATGTCATTCCGCGCCATTAAACGCTCCGCATGCCGACGATAGCGCCGCGTACCTTGTCACCGAAGAACAAAGACGGCGCAGGGAATGAGCTCAAGTCGATGCGCTCGGCGACGCCATCAAGCAGCATAAATTGCTCGGCGTTGTATTTGCCGGTAGCACGGAAGGGATCGAATTGAATTGCCGCGCCAACGCCTTCGGCATGACTTGTGGCTATCGAGCCGTCATCCCTGAAATAAATGCCGCCGTCTTCTTCCAGAAAAGGGATTAGGCAGTCGTGAATTGACTCAAACAATGCTTCCGGGAATTCGCCCGGAGCAGCTTCACGATCCAACACCTTGGCAATGTCCGGCCAGTCAAGGCTATAGGTCTGAGTACGCAACCAGCGACGGTTTGAGAAGTGA